GAATGATGCCGGTCCCGTCGATGTCCACAAGGCCGTCGATGGTGGCCTCGACGTTCGCCAGCCGTGCGTCTTGGATGACCTGCATATCGCCCAGCTGCGTCTGGATATTCATCTGGTCGGTCTGGAAGACGTTGAAGTCGTCGAGGCGGGCCAGCTGCTCCAGCGTGACAGCCGACAGGTCGTCGATGTCAGCGATGCGCTGTTGAATGGTGGCGGCGGTCTCGTCGAGGAGGATCTGATTTACGACGCTACCGATGACCTCTTCGGGCGACGTGGTGACGATGTTACCACCTTCGGCCAGCCGGACGATGGCCTGATCAAGAGCGTTCGAGTATTCGTCGTGCGTCTCTTGCGTCAGGTAAAAGTTCTGGAGGTGAGCGAGGTCCAGCTCGGCCTCGGTCAGCACAGCGCCGTTCTGGAAGTCCACAAGGCGGGCGTCCATTGGTGTGGATCGGATGATCTCGACCAAGGACCCGGCAGCCGGGACGTCTCTGAGCTTGATGCTGGAGGCGGTCAGCCATTCGGTTCGATTGGTCTCGACCGGGAGGCCGTTGATCTCACAGCCGACGTGGGTCTTCGAGATGAAGGGGAACGGGACATTGAAGGTGTCGGTCTCCCCGTCCGCGAGGTACGAGACCCGAGAGTATACGGCCATGGTGGCTCCCAAGAAAAAGGGGGACCCGAAGGCCCCCCGTAGGTGGTGTGAAATGCGGATGCGGTGGGTGGTTACTCGTCGAGGTCCCACGCATCATCATCCTCGGGGAACGAGTTGATGAGCGGCGTCAGGAGCCAGCTGAGGTACCAAGCGTTCTGGAACGGCAGGAGACCTCTCGCGAGGTTCTTCACGTCCGCACGCTCGACCTCACCGTCGCGGGTGATCCCTTGAATACCTCGGAAGGCATCGTTGATCCCGGCGGCGATGGGGTAGGACCCGGTGTCGAACACCTCGCCCCGCATGGAAGAGGAACGCACAGAGGCGATCCGCAGGTCATAGCCGGGGATGAGAGAGGCGACGGTGTCATGGGCTTGCGGTACGAAGGAGGCGTGGGCCGAGTAATAGAACGCGGCCTGACCGATCTTCGCTGGGGTGAAGTGGGTGGACAGGTACTCAGTCCGCTCCTCTTGGTTCATCCCCAAGGTCACCGCGTGGATGCGGGCCATGTAGCCCAGCGCCCCGAAGGTCGAGAACATGATCATCTCGCTCACGGCCCGTCCGTCCCTGATGTTCATGCCGAACATGAGGTGCTTGGTGTGGGCATTGAGGGTGAAGTTGAGGAACTGCATGACGATCCCAGCGACGGGGTTGTCTTCCATCCACCGAGCGCGGCCACCGATGTCTCCTTCAAGGACCACCCGCCGGGAGTTCCGGTCGAGGGCCTGCACGAAGGCTTGAGCGGCGTCTTGGTCTGCCCACTCGTCGATACGCACGTCCATGACCCGGCCACCATTGGCGGTGTCGATCTCAGCGGAGCGTGCGAGGTTCTCTTGGATGGAGGCGAAGGTCTTCTCGTCCAGCCCCAGCCACGCCCGGCGGCGAGGCGTCAGGTGCTGCTTCCCGGCGATGGCGTTGCGTGCCCACGTCTCCACTTCGGAGGACAGGAGCGACAGGCGCATCAGTTCATTGAGCGGGGACATGCCGGACATCTTCGCTGCGGCGTTGGAGACCCGGCGCGTGCCGTCGTCCACCGTGTCCACCCAGCCACCCCGAGAGGCACTGGCGTCGATGTTGACGGATTCATTGAGGCTCTCGCGGAAGTTCAGCCGTGAGCGGACCTGCTGTGATCCTGCGCCGAACATGGCGTCCACGAAGGGCACGAGACCCTTGGGTGTTTCCCCACGGTGCATCGCCCGGTACATGTCCCAGACTTTCGGGACCTGCCGGATGGTGCGCAGGAAGGCACCCTGTGCCAGCACGCCACCGACCTCGGACATCATCGAGAAGCCGACGTTGTTCAGGTAGCGAGTGAAGGCCCAACGCTTGAGCCAGTTGGCACCCAGTTCGAGGTTCTTCTCGAACTCCGTCTGGGGCTTATGGCGGCGACCGAGGATGGCGTTCTTGATGTACTCAAGGTGGTCGATGTTGCGGTTCGTGTTGTTGACGCCGTCATTGTCCAAGGCACCACCACGGGAACGGATGTCGCCGATCTTCGCGTCCACCTCGGCCTCATTGCGGAAGCCAGCGCGGAGAAGCCCGGCCAGCCCGCTCATGTGGCGGGAGTAGGCGTTGGAGACACGACGTGCGTCCCAGTTCCAAAGCTTCATGATCGCCCGGTCTACCTCAGGGTCGAGGCTCAGGTTCATGCGCTCCTTGGCGTGAGTGCTTTCCACGTCAGTGCGGCGCGGGATGATCATGTCGATAGCGTCAGTGATCGCGTCCTCATCGAACTCGTCGAAGCGTCCCTTGTTGTCGTAGGTCGAGCGTGCCTCCTCAACGGCCTTCTCGCGGAGCTGGGCGATGTCGGCGTCGGTCATCGTGCGGCTCGCATAGCGATCCATCAGGCCGGAGCGCAGGGCGCGGACGGTCATCAGGTAGGCACGGGCGACCCGCTGGGCCTCCTTGATGGGAGTGGTTCCACGTTCGGCAGCCCGACGGCGAACCTCGATGTCATTGCCCCGGAGGATGGGGGCGGACAGTGCCTTGACCACGCCCTCATCGCCGCCAAGGTTCTGGCGGATGGTGTGGTAGTTGTCGATGTGGATTTGGTGAGGGAAGTATCCCCTGCGTGCCTCGATGTTCTCGAAGTCACGATTGGAGACGCCGCCACCGCCGACCTCGAACTTGTCATCCTTGACGTGCCCCAGCGCATCCTCGAAGAGGTCACGATAGGCGTCAGCGGCGCGGTTCACATGGGCATTGTCGGAGCGATAGTTCACGCTGTCGTCGATGGCCCACGCGACCTGCTGGTAGAAGTCAGCCTCGCGGCTGGGACCGACGAGCCGGACGCCCTGTTCTTTCCAGTATGCCTGTAGGCCTTCTTGGGCGATCCGGTGGAACCGCCCGTGGCTATCATGGATGCGGCGCTGGTAGTCGGCGGCGGCGTGTCGATTGACAGCCCCGTCGGCCAGCCCGGCCTGTGAGGGGATGAGGCGCTGGGTGAGGTCCCGAGTAGGGGCATCAGCCGAGCTGTTCAGGGAACTCTCAAGGTCGAAGCGCCAGCCCGGCGCGAAGGAGTACCCGATGGGTCCTGCCTCTTCGAGGGCTGCGCCCCGGTCGTCGGCTGCGCGGTTGAGTGGGGTGCTGTTGATATCAGCACCGAAGACTTCGGCGGCACCGGCAGAGGAACTCCCGAACTCAGCATTGTGCTGTGCCCGTACGAGCTGCTCCCGTTCCGCCGGGGTCAGGCGACCGCCGAAGGAACCGAGGATGCCCCCAAAGAGGGCAGAACCGGCAAGTGAATACATGAGGGACTCGCGGCCCTCGATAGGGTTGAGGCCGACACGTACACTCTCCAGTGGGATATCCACGGCGAGGTTCGTGGCAGCCCCGTTGGCCGCTCGGCCAAGGATGGTGGACGCACGGAGGCCCCCTTGGGTAACCTTCCCGAGCGCACCACCGGCCAGCAAGGGCAGGGGGTCGAGTGCGTTGACCACGAACCGGGCCGGATTGAACATGCCCGGCAGGGCGCGGTTGATGTCTTCATACGCGCGGATGCGGCCCTGCATGTTCTGGGCGATCCAGACCATGTGATCCTCACCGTCGGCCTGAGCGATCTGGTCGATGAACTGCTCAGGGATGCCGTACTCGGTGACGACAGCGGCGAGCTGCTCCTCGGTGGGGACGAAGGTGCCATCATAGGGCGACAGCTCCCCGCTCGCGCGAGCTTCCCGCATCTCGCCGTCGTCGCGGAAGAACCGAGTGACCTCTGAGGTCACCCAGTCATTCTTCGCGGACAGCACCATGCCGTCCCAAGCGGATAGAGCGTCTTCGTCCTGACGGGCCGCATCATGCGTGAAGCCGGTGGAAACGTCCCCAGCCTGTGGTTCAAGAGCCGCGCTCATGCGGCCCATCAGTTCATCTTCCAAAGTGTTCTCCTATGGCAGCGGTGCTGCGTATCTGAAGTCGGTCATGGATTGACGCTCCCGTGCCCGTTCGGCCCGCTCGATGGCGTTCCTAATGCGGGCTTGGAAGCTCTCCCGCTGCTCGGGGGCAAGTGATGCGACGTACTCGTTGTGGAGCCGCTGTAGCTGGCCGACCGAGTAGACGGCTTGAACACCCACGGGGGGCAGTTCGCCGTCAATCATCACGGAGTAGAGGCCATTCCCGGCAGAGCGGAACTGGACGTCCCTCTCTTCCACCGATCCCCGCTGGGCGAGGAACGTGGTGGCGGTCGTGAGGGTGGCCTGCCAGCTCGTAGGGTCAGAGGTCATCGGAACCTCTACGGGCTGATTATTCACCACGACGTGGCGTGCCCGGAAGGCCTCAACGCTGGACTGAACGACATTCTCCGGCGACATCCCGGTGGATTGGGAGAACAGGCGGGCGTGGTTCGAGATCCAGTCCGAGCTGTAGAGAACGGACGTGTCCGAGAGCTGGACGTTGCGTGCCCCGAACCAGCCATCACGCAGACGATCCCTCACCCGGAGGCCGGAGACAGCGTTGGTGACGGCGTCGTCGAAGTCGCGAGACCTTGGAGGAGGTGGGTTCTCCGAGGCACGGGCGGCATGCAGGATGGCCGCTGGGGTATCCATGCCGGAGTGCTTGGCGATGTTGACCATCTCGAAGAAGTCACGGGTCTCGGCGTCACGGATGTGCCGGTCGGCGGTGGACCTTCCGACCCGCTCGTAGAGTTCAAAGCGGGTCATCACCTCTGGGTCTACTTCGCCGGTCTCAGCCATCGAGCGGATGGACGAGCGGCTGTACGAGCCGGTCAAACGGCGCTCCCACTGGGGGTCCGTCTGGTTGTTCCGGTTGAGTTCCGAAGCCCAAGCCTCGACAGCCTCGGGGCCACCACCATGGGCTTCCATGACTTCGGCCCTGCGTAGGTCCATACCGGCCTCAACGAGGTCAGCACGGGACATGTGAATGGTGCCGTTGGGGTCGGTCGGATGGGGGATGTCCACCTCGTCGATTGCCCACACGGTGCCCTCGGCCATAGCTGCAGCCACGCCCTGAGCGAGGTGACTGCGGACAGCCTCTTCGGTGGCAGCGTTGCGAGCTGCCGTGGCTGCCCGGCGATTGGCTTCCTCGACGGCCAGAACCCGATTGAGCATCGAGCGTTGGTCCTCCGGCTGGAGGTCCGTGCGGCTCATGATCTGCGAGCGACCAATCCGGCCCTCACTGATCGCGATGTCGAGAGGCATCAGGGTGTTGCGGACGTATTCGTCACGGCCCTCAGCGAGAGCCTGACGAACGTCAGAGGCGGCACGGGCGTCGGCAGTGGTGCGAGCCTGAGCCAGTCCGTCGGCATACGCCGGGATGTGGGCCAGCGTTGGTGTACCGTCGGCCCAGCGGGCAGGGATACTGTCGATCAGCTCAGGGAGGCCACGTTCGGTGGCAACTCGAGTGACGACCTCGGCCATGGCGGCGTTCGCCCGTGAGCCGTCCCCGTTGAACATCGTGAGGAGGTCATCGTGAATGACGTTCCAGTCAACGGCACCGGCCACGGTGGAAGCCCTGAGAGCCTCAAGGCCTTGTAGGTCCCCGACGGCGGTGGCTGCCTCGATGTCAGCGGATGCTGCTGCGAGGGCTTCGTCCACCTGACCGCCCATGGCGATAGAGAAGTTGCCGACCTGCCGGTCCAACACGATCTGTTGCTGACGCTCGACGAGGGCGGAGCGTTGGGTGTTGCGGAACCGCTCCATGAGAGGCACGAGGATTTCAGCCGCATGAGGGTCATCGAGACCGCCATAGAGACCAGCGAACTCCTCAGAGATGGCGGTATCGAGTTCCTCTACCGAGGCCTCATCCATGCTCACGCGTTCGCGGACACGCTCCAGTATCTGAGGGGCGTCCTGATACCACGAGGCGCGGGCGTCCAACTGCGACACGGCGCGGCCATAGGCCTCGCTCTGGTCGGCCTGAACGGTGCCGGTCTGGTGATCCTGTACTCCCTGCCGGAAGTCAGCTTCCTGTCGGCGCGGGACCTCGGCGGCGTAGACCTCACCGGCCAGCCCGAGAGCGGACGAGAGGGCGGCGGCGGTGTCTGCGGTACTCGACCGGGTGTTCACCTGCGAGGGAGCGACCACCTGATAGGAGGACGCGGCGTCGGTGCTTTGGACGGCGACCCGGCGGGACGCCTGCTGTGTATTGCGTGGCATCTATTGCGCTCCGGGGATTTGCAGACGACTGAGGTTCGCCTCCATCTGGAGGCCTTGGGAATAGCCCCCGTATCCTGCGCCTGCGATCTGCAGACCGGCGGTGAGGGCGTTGGGCTTATTGACCCCGGCGACATTCGAGGCGTAGGACGCCTGTGATGCTCGGTCATTGAAGTGAGACTGCCGGGCGATGGCGGCGAGGTCGTGGTTCTGCTGGCCGAAGGAGTTGGCGAGGGATGCCTCGAAGGACTGGCCCCCGGCACCAGCCTCACCAGCAGCGACACGCATGCGGGCACGCTCACGGCGGGCCTGCTTGACACGCTCGCCAGCGTTCTGGTCGGCTTGAGTCTGGAGTTCTTCGGCTTGGTTCCGGCGCTGGGTCTCAAGGCCGGACAGCTGTGCGTCGGCGGCGGCGTTCTGGCCGAGGACACCCATGGCCGTGGAGGCAACGGCCAGTCCGGCCATGATGGTGGTTGGTTCACACATTGCGGGTGCTTTCGTATCTCATGAAAGGACGGCTCTCCGTGCCGTACTCAACGGCGATCTCGACGGGGCGGAAGCCCAGCTTCTCAAGCCAGTTGAGGGAGACGGCATTGCGGAGGTCCACATAGTTGGTCAGGACCGGATACCGCTCGTGCATCAAGGCGAGGTGTCGCATCGAGAGTACCCAAGCGGGGCGGTGGAATTGATTGATCTCTTCGGACGAGAGCAGCCATATGGCTCCCATCCCGGTGAACCCTCGGATGAGCGGCGCAGCGCCGAACATGGAGACCGGTGTGTTGGTGTCGGTCCTGACTGCTGTCCAGCAGAGGTCCGGGTCAGAATAGGCGAGCGATTGGAGGAGGGCGGCGTGAGGCTCGAAGCCTCCTGATGCCAGCACCTCCTCCTTATCACGTAGTCGCATGCGGGGGGCGAGGTCCTCGACGTGTTGGTATGTCGCCGGGATGACCTCGATCATTACATGCTCCTTGCTCGGTTGTGATAGAACGCCTCGATCTCTGCAGATTGGAAGGCGCACTGGACGTGGGTGTCGTTCGTGAGAACCACCTCGGCCACCTTGGCGTCCCCATAGACTTGGAAGGCGTAGCTGCCGGTGTGGTAGGTAGGCTCACCGATGACCAAGCTGGACGCACCGAGGGTCTTCCCGGTGAACGCCGCGAGGGATGCGGGGATGATCTCCTCGACCAGCGGGTCCGTCCCGTAGGGAGAGACCTCGGTCGCGAAGAAGGCGGTGTCGGTGTAGTAGAGCGTGAACGTCCTGAGCATGAAGCGCCCAGTCGTGACCGGGTTGTCCCCGTTCATGAAGAACTGCTCGGAGAAGTGATACCGGAACCCGTAGGATTGCCCGGCCCAGACGTCCCCAGCGGAGTGATCGCCGGGCACCGTGATGATCGTCCCTGTGCCATCCCAAGAGTAGACCGAGGGGTCCACGAGGGAGAGGACCTGACCAGCGAAGGCAGAGCCACGAGAGAGCTGGAAGCCGTCTCTGACGCCCGCGTCCACAGGATAGGGAAGCGTCCACGAGGTCGTGTCTGCGGCCCCGTTGTAGACCCCGGTGACAGCCGTCAGACGATCAAGGAGAACTTGCCGGGTGAGGTCACCAGTGGTGGCCCCGGACTGGACGTCGATGCGTTCGAGGTAGACACCGTCGGCCCGCTGGATCAGCAGGGAGAGGACGTTGTCAACGGTCTCGATGGACAGGATCGTGTCGGTGACCGGGAACTCCCAATAGGACCAGCTGGACTGGGCCTTGTCTGATCCGCTCCAGAAGAACTTGTAGACGTAGACCCGGTTGGGTGCGTCCTCAGAGAGTGCGAACAGGACGTCCTCATTGGCGTTGCCGGTGAGCCGAATGATCCCCTTGGGGAGATACCGAGGGACATGCGCGGTGATATCGGTGGCGTCGGTCTGATTGCCGTCACCATCACCCACGAAGTACTCTCGGACGCGGCTGTAGGCACCGCTCTCGGTGATGAAGTAGAGGTCCTGACCGATGGGCACGGGGCGCACGCGGGTGGACATTTCGTACTCAGTCACGGTGTCGATGGAGACCGACGAGGGGGTGAGCAGCTGATCCACGTTCAAGGAGAACTGGGTCTGGTCAGCGAACAGCATCAGGTGGTTGTTCGAGGGTACGGCGAAGCGCAGCTGTGACACCTTGGTCGAGGACACGGCCACGTCCACCACGTCGCTGTCGAGCAGGTCGGTGACGGTGTTGCGCCAGAAGTTCCCGAAGTCCCCAGCGCAGGAGAACACGACGTTCTCATCCGAGACGAACCCGAGGCGGTTCTTGTAGTAGAACACGTCGAGGAGCGTACGGCCCACGAAGGTGGCAGCGGGGTTGGACTTGTCGTCACCGAACCGGCGAACGTCCCAAGCAAATGGGCGGAAGCTGAACGTGCCATCGCTCTCACGCACGAGGGCGTGGGGCATGGTGGCCTCGTCATAGGCAATCGAAGCGCCGGGCGCGTGGGTCTCTTCCCACACACCACCACGCCGGACGACGTAGTAGGAGCCGAAGCTGTCCTGATCGTACCCGGCGATCTTCCAGACGTCGCCCTCGTTGGGAGGGATGTCCTCATCGTTCTTCGGGTTGGGAAGCTCGGAGAAGGTCTGCTTGATGCCGAGGTATCCACCCTGCGCGGTGTTGTAATAGCGCCGGAGGTTGACGTCCTCGTCCACTCCGTACTGCCAGTTCGGCGGCAGGTACCAGTCGGGCTGGTTCGCGGGGATGCCGGTGTCGGCAGTCTTGGTGGTGACCAAGGCGGTCTTGTTGACCACGAAGGTGTAGTCGGCAATCGAGACGAGAGCGAAGGACTGCGAGACGTCGGACTGGCCGACCGAGAGGTACGCCTTCCCGAGGGGGAACGTGACCGTCTTGGCGGTGCCGTCCCTGTCGTAGACCACGAGGTCACCATCGGAGACCACGACGGTATACCGCTCGGTGATGTCCCGGTTGATCTCATGGATGAAGGCACCGCTCATGGTCCCGTTGGAGACCTTCGCGATGTGGACAGAAGGCGGGCGCTTGCGCAGGCCGTCAGCCACAGTGCCGTACGCGTTCACCTGAGCCTCGGCCTGTGAAGGGAGGCGCAGGGTCGCGGGCTGCTGGGATACCCCATTGAACAGCGCGGGGATGCTGCGACTGACGAGAGCCATGTCTACCTCAATACGTTGGTGCGGCGGTGGAAGATCACCATGTTGGCCTCCGTGGGGGAGTTCAGCATGTTGGTGTCCTGCGATTGGTCTTCGAGGCGTTCCATGGCGGCGCGGGCTTCGCGCTCATGCAGCTCGGTGAACTTGAAGAGGAGGTCAGATCCGACGACGTTCGCTTGGAAGATGCGAGCGGCGCGGGTGCCGATGTAAGTGCGGGCGACCTGAGGGATCGTATCAAACTCGAAGCCCCAAGTGACGTTGCACTTGACGGACTCGGTGAAGACGAAGGTCCGGTCGTTCTTGTTGTACAGCATCATGGTGCCGCCGTTGTCCCGCTGGACGTAGTTCGATAGGCGGTCAACGGGATCGACATCGAGAGCGGTCGTGGGGATCAGGATGTTCCCGTTGCCATCAGGCGCGAGCGGCCAGTCGGTGTCGGTATTGAAGGACCAGCCCCGGTTCAGGACCTCACGAGTGACGCTGTCGAGTGCCAGCTCTGCGATGGCGACGTCACGGATGCCGGTCACAGCGAGCGTATTGACCGGCGCTTGGCCGATACTCGCGAGCATCCCATTGACGGCATCGAGCTTGGTCATCGGGATCATTGGATTGGTGGACATAGTCACTCCGAAAAAAAACCCGAGACCCTCACTAGGAGAGCCTCGGGTTGTTGGTGGTTAAGCGGTCGCGATCTCCTGCGCACACTTGGTCAGGACAGGGCCATGACCAACCGCGTACTCAGCGATCATGAGCGTACCGCGACGGCGCGGGTCAGGAGCGACCTCGTAGCCGAGGCCCATCAGCTGGACGGTACCAACGGCAGCCTCGGTGAAGACCGTGGCGACGGTGTTGGACATGTCCAGACGGTAGGCAGTCGGGATATCGGTGTTGGCCGAATCGTTGGTGCCCCACGGGAACGCGTTCGACTTGATGACGTTGACGCCACCAATCATCTCGAACTTGCCTTGGGCGTACGCACCATCGCCGCCCACATCCTTGTTCAGGATCAGGGTCGGCTCTTGGGCGAGCAGGTACCACTGAGCAGGACGGACGGCGGCGTTGACCGGCGTCATGTCCACGGGGACGTCCTTCTCTTCGAGGCTCTGCTTCGCGGCCCAGATGGAACCGGCGAGCGACAGGGCGTTCGAGTTGGCGTCCGCGTCCACGATGGTCGAGCCACCTTGGTCGCCAGTGAACAGGGCAGCGCCACGGGCGGCACGGACCAGATTGCGGGCGATGTTCTTGTCGTATTCCATCGCGAGGAACTGGCCCTGTTGACGGGTATACTCTTGGCGAACCTCGTAGTGGTTCATCGCTTCGTCGATGGACGCGATGAAGATGTCGGACACGAGCAGGTCGTCGATGGAGATGACGACTTCGTTGTGCAGGACACCACGGCCCGTCAGTTCATCGCCGGGGGTGTGGTAGCCACCGGACGCCTTGAACATGGCAGGGAAGGCGGCGGACTTACCGTGCGTGATGTTACGCTGACGGGTCAGGCCCTTGAGAACCGTTGCGGTTTCAAACGCGGTGAGGACTTCACCAGCGGCGACCTTCTCGAAGAGGGCCTTTGCATCGCCAGCGCCATTGGCTTGGCCGGAACGGTTCGGATTGGCAGCAGTCATTGCTGAACTCCAGAAGTAGAATGGGAGGGAGGGGGTGGATCACGCCGTTCAGTCATGACTTCGCCAGAGGTTGTCCTCCTCGGAGGGCCAACGGGACGTCTGATAGGGGGGGCGGGAAGTAGGTAAAAACCACGGCATGCCCTTGTGAGCAGAGGCCGTGGCTCTCGTAGCCGAGGAGAGCGAAACTACGAGAAGAGGTTTACGCCGTTGCGTTCAGCGCCCATGATCTTCTGGGCGACTTCGGCACGGTAGGCGCTGTCTGTTTTGTACCGGACGTCGCTCATTGCGCGGACCATCTCGGCACTGGATCGGAAGTGAGCCGCACCGGTCCCAGCACCGCCACCAACCGTAGTGGTCGGGGTGATGTCAGCCTCGGCGCTGTAGCGCGAGACGAGACCCTTGACGGCGAAGGAGGCAGCCTCGGGGGTGGCGAGGGCGGCGTTGAATTGATTGATCTCAGCGGGCGTCAGATTGGATGCAGCCCACTCGACCGCCTTGCCGTACTCCTCACGGGAGGTACCGGCGGCAGCGAAGGTGGCTTCCTCAGACGCAGCTGCGGTTGCTTGGGCACCAGCGATATACTGGTCAACCATGGCCTTCGAGAAGCCGCGCTTCTCAAGAGCCTCATAGGTTCCTTCGGAGAGTTCACCGTTGGCGGAGAACTCAGCCTCGGCGGCAGTGCGCATGTCATCGAAGGACGCGTCTGCGTCAGGCTTCGGCGCTTTACCTTCGTCGTCCGGCTTGGCTTCGGCATCGGCAGGCGCTGGGGGTTCGGCGCGGCCCTTCTCAAGCTCGGCGTACGACTTGGCGAGGTCTTCGGTCCTGATGGTGCCGGTCTCGGCATCCCAGAACTTCTCAGGGAGATACTCAGGCCGCTCGGCCTTGGGTGTCTCGTCAGCGGGCGGGGCGACCGCCGGGGCTTTATTGACCCCGGCTTCGTCAGCCTTCTTCACCATGGCTGCTTCGTGAGCTGCGATGCTCTCAGGCGTCACATCTCCGGTAGGCATGTTGATGTTCAACGTGCGGCCTACTTGCTGCCGCGCCGACCGCGATCATAGCGCGGGTCGAGGTCAATACGGGTGAACCGCTTGTCGCCGTTCATCAGGGTATGGACGAGATAGGGCACGCCATTGCGTTCCACCGTTTCGCCTGTATCGACGACCGGGTTGGGGGTCAGGGCCGGGGCGTCATTCGACACGCGGCCCGGCCCTGTTGGGTTTGCTTTTGCCATGGGGTCTCTCCTCTATTGGCCTTCCATTGCGCCCTGTGCGAGGGCACCTGCGACAGGGCCAGCGGCCTTGTCCATGAGTTGCGCGGCCTGTGCGGCCTGCTGGTCTGCTTGTCGTTCTTCTGCCGTCTTCGCGATGTCTTCGATGTCGATGTTGTGCGACACGGCAAACTTCTTCGCGATCCGCTCGGGACTGAACTGGCCGACGGCTGCCTCGGGGCCGAGGATGCCAGCGAGGTCCGCGAAGTAGGTGCGGAACTTGTTCAGCTCATGCCCGCGCCCGAGGGCGTCGAAGCCGGTGATCACGACAGGGCTGACGACTTCCTTGCCGGATGCCTTGGGCATCTCGGGGAACTCCTTGGCCTTCTTCATCTCGGACATGAGACGCCGCACGATGGGGAGCTGTAGCTCCCGCGAGAGGATCGTGTAGGTGCCGCCGAGGACGTCCTCCAGCTCCTGCGCCATGGCGATGATCTCTGCACGAGTGACGCGCTCGGCGTCTCGTACAGTGCCGCTCTGGAGCAGGAAGGCGTGGGAGACACGGAGGGTCAAGTCGTCGATCATCGCCTTGGCGATTTGGAAGTCGGCGTACTTGTCCAGCTGGAACACGTCGAGGTCGCGGATGTCGCCAGTGATGACGTCTCCGGTCTCGGCCTTGGCCAGCTCGGTCTTGTTGGTGGTGGAGTTCGGGTGTGCCAGCACGACGACCTTCGAGGCCACGGCAGCGAACCCGATGACAGCCTTGGACAGACCTTCGAGGCTGCGGAGGTCACCGAGGTACTCCTCGACCAGTCCGCGCCCATAGTCCTCGCCCTCGACTGAGGACCAGCGAAGGAAGAAGAAGGGTGTCTCGTCGGCGTTGCACCGGCCTTCGGAGCCGGGCACTGTGATGTCGTTGATCTCTTGGTGCCACTCGACCTTCTCGCCGCCGGGCTGTAGCTCGACGATGGTGTAGACGCTGACGTCCTCGTCCCCACCAGCCTTCACACTGCACGCCGCGATAACCTCGGGTGCAAGAGTGGTCGGGCCGACGCTCTCCTCGATGACGCCACGGATGGCGACACCTTGGGCGTCACGCTCGACCACGTACTGGTTGAGAGGGAACATCCGCATCTTGTCAGCGGACGGCATGTAGATACAGGCGTTGCCGGTGGCGATCAGGTGACGCAAGGCAGAGTGAGCCACGCCTCGCAGGTTGCCAGCTTCGATACGCCGGGTGCCTTGGTTCTCCAGCTTGCGCATCGCCTCCTCAGCGGCTTCCTTGTTTCCGCCCATCTCTTTGAGAACGAACTCGTCGATCTGGAAACGGAAGAAGGAGATGCCTGCCGGGAATAGGGTGAGCAGCAGCTTGGAGGACAGGTTGTTCAGGCCACGCGCACCAAGGGATTGGTACGGGGTGAGCAGCTCTGTGGACTCGTTTGATCCCTCGGGGGGCATCAGGGACGGGATGGTCAGCTCGGCAGCAGCACGCGCCCGAGCGAGGACGCCGTGACGCTTCGCATTGAGGCGCTCATAGTGGGCGCTTGCGGTCGTCTTCATTGACGTCTCCATCAGTTGATGCGTAGGGATGAGCCGGGATTACGACCGCCGCCGCCGGGACGGCCCGTGGGGGTCGGGGCAACGCCGCGACCTGTGATAGGCGAGAGGGTGCTTGGGCCGGAGGCTCCGGGGGTGCGGCCATTACCGCGAGGGCCTGCCGTGGTGGAGGTACCTTGAGAGCCGTCGCGTCCGCTGAACCCGACACCGAGGCCGGTATCAAGGGGGATGCGGAGGGCGCTGCGTCCGGTTCTTTGGGACGCGGCTGATGCACCGGAGTTGCGGGCGTCATCAAGGTATGGGTTGCGAAGGTACTGAGGCTGGTCGATCTTGATCGGCTCAGGCTTCGGGGCGCTGATCTTGCACATTATGATTTCCTTTGGGTGCGCTCGGCGTCCACCGCGTGCCAGTTCTTGAGGTACTGCAGCAGGTCGAGCTGACCGGCGTACCTGTGGGCTTCGCAAGGGTCCTCGCCGGGTGCAATGCACCGTGGGGGGAAGAGTTCTTCCAGCTCCTCGATCAGGTCGATGGAGCGGGCGGGGAATGGGTTCTGCATGGGGTCTCCTTCCCCCTCGAAAAAAACCCCCAGAGCAACAGCTCTGAGGGTCAATAGGTGGGGAGGGGTCTGCTAGAGGGGGCACTATTCCCGATTGAGACACTCAGGCGTCCAGAGGTGGATCGTCTTGGTCTTCATGTCATAGTCTTCGGCCCGAAGGATGCGGGCCATGCGTGCCTGTTTGATGGCGTCTTCCCGCGTCATATCGACAGACAGGAAGGCGTTCAGTACGAGGTCCCAAAGGTCCTCGCGGTCAGCCTCGATGATCTCCTCGGCCCACCATGACTTCTTCCCTACGCCCTTCGCTCCGGCGTACCCATCGGTCGGGTCACCGCAGACCGTCTGCCACATGTGGAAGCGGTCAGCGTCGAGCCTGCTGATGTCCAGCACGCCCAGCTGGGGGTAGTTCGGATTGTAGACCCGCGCCGGGATGGTGCGCAGGTCCTTGTCCTCGGACACGATGATGCTGTCCGGGTAGAGCCGATGGTGGGTCGCAAGGATACCCATGATGTCGTCGGCCTCCAGCGTGGGGCGGACGAAGGATTCATACTCTTCGGCCAAGTAGGTCTTGACGTATTCGAGCATCACCGGCTTCTCGGTCGAGGTCCGGTTCTCCTTGTACGTGGGGTCCACATCCTTGCGCCAGTTCATGTGGGGGTCGGTGAGGCAAATGACTACGCCCGCGGCCTTGGTGGCCTTGGCGTACTCCTCGATGAGGGCGTCGGCCTTTCGGCGGGCACCCGCCTTGTCCAGCGCGACAGCGGCAGCGCCGTCACCATTGAAGTCGTACTTCGTCTGGTGAACGCACGCTACCTTGTATGCCACGATGTCCGCGTCGATCAGAAGTGTCGTCACTAGACGTAGGAGGAGGCTGCGGCCCGGCGACCCAGCGCCTTGGAGAATGCCTCCCAGCACCAGACGAGGCCGTCTACGCACAGGATGACCAGCCAGCCGATCCACACGACGATCAGCCGCCACAGGATGAAGTCATCCAAGTGGAAGCCGCGTGGGTGGCTGTACTTGGTGATACGCCAGTATACGAACCCGCCACCGATGACGAGGTAGAGGGTGAGAAGGACGGCTGCGATGAGCATGATGCTCTCCTAGATCAGGGGTTGGATTGTACGCCGGTCGGCGGGGTTCGGTTGCCCATCACACGGGCGTACGCTTGGTATCCGAAGGCCGAGGCGATCATAAGCATGATGGCACCTTGGAACCACAGAGGGGTCTGCTCCAGAGCTTGGAAGCCTCGGACGACATAGACGTCGCCGCCGGGGATGAAGCAGAGGAGGAGGGGGATCGACAGGAGGATGGTTACCGCCTCGTCTCTCCAGCCGGAGTTGTTCTGGGCGTTGATGTTCCAGTCGGTCTCGGCAGCCCGGCCTTCGCGGATGTTCTGGACGACCCGCTCGTGGCGGACACTCTCCAGTTCCTGTGTTCGCATCTCCCGGTCGTGACTACGTGTAGCCCGCCGGTCGAGGAACTCAATGACAGTCCCGAAGGCGCGGCCAAGTAAGTCGAAGTTCATGATGGTCCTTTCTGGCCTAGAGGCCGTCGGATATGTGGCGTTTGTATTTGGCCCAGCGGGTGGTGTGGCGTGCCCCCTCAAGGGACAGGCCGCTGGTGTTCACCTCGGTCGCGGGGATGATCCACAGGTTCTCTTCGTGGACGATGACCAGTAGGTCGTATTTGGTGGAGGGGTGGACACGCTTTCCCCCGCTTCGGCTTGTGACTACCGCTTGGAGGTACCGGTGGCCCCGGACTCCGTTCCAATAGCCGGTCTTCACCTGCACCCGGAGGAGCCGGTTGTTGACGTCGGCTACGAAGTCCGTCGCCCCTTGCTGCGCACCGGGCCAGAATATCTGGCAACCGTTGCGGAGGAAGAAAGCGGCGGCAAGTTGTTCTGACGCAGCCCCGGTGTAGTGGGACTGGGTCAGGTCGTCAGTGGGTGTCTGCCCAGCTGGTGCCGATATCAAATGATCCGGCAAGAGGGCAGCGCAGGGAGAAGTGTTCCCCTGCCTGTCGAATAGCGTCGGCTGCTGTTCTGCCGACGGTGTCTGCATGTTCAGCCTTCACCTCCAGTTGAACCTCGTCGTGGATGTTCCCGACGAACTCGTAGTCCTCACCGGGGAGCAGCCCCAGCTTCTGCAGTTCATCGTCCATGCGGACGAGGGCGATCTTCATCACGAGCGCACCGTTGCCCTGCAGGAGGGTGTTCGGGGCGGCGTGTGAGGAGCGCACGTGGATGCGGCGACCATCGAGGCCCTTGAGCCAACCACGGCGGGCGGACTTCTTGACACTCGCGATGAACTTCCCGAGAGCCGGGAGGCCCTCTTCGAGGCTCTTGCGAGACTTCTTCCCGATGCGGGAGTAGGCCTCGTCCCGAGCCTTGCCGGGTGGGAACTTGGCAAAGAACCGCTCACGCTTCTCAGCGTCGAAGTCTTCGACCATCACGGTGCCCAGCTTGAAGTCTCCTGCGCCGTAGATCATGGCGTAGAAGTAGGTCTTCGCGTTGTCGCGGCTGTTCAGGCCGATGGCCTTCTGGTTCAGGGTGTGGGCGTCTGTGCCCTCTTCCTTGGTGCCAGATGTAACGGCCTCGCCGTACGCCCCGCCGTCCCACTTCGCCATGAAGTGAGCGAGCATCCGCAGTTCCAAACCCTCAGCATCACAGCCGACGAGCTTCTTCCCACGGGGGACACCGAACAGGGCACGGCATTCATGGCCGTATGGCTTCCGGCCTGACGGCACCTGCGCCACGTTCGGGCGGAAGTGCGTCATGCGTCCGGTGATGGTCCCGAGGATATTCACGGAGCCGTGCATCCGGCCATCAGCCTTGACCTGCTTGAGCCAAGCCTGCTTGCCATCGGCCACCTGACCGAGGCGCTTGTCCACCGTCAGGTATTCACCGATGAGGCGAGCCTCTGGGTACGGCATGCTGTCGAGGGTCTCCTCGTCCACCTTGGGCTTGCCCGTGTCGGTGAACTCAGTGGGTGCCCAGTTGAACAGCGTGGTCAGCCGGTTGGCGATGTGATCGCGCGAGGCCGGATTGAAGATGGCCTGCTTGACCGCCGTGTACGGGGCGTCGGGTGAAGTGTGGACCCAGTATCCCCGCTCCTCCTCCTTGGCGTACACCTTGCGGAGGGAGGATTTGCCGGTCTTCTTGACGGTGACCGCCTTGGTCTTCCCGGTGTCCACACGGTTGATGCGGACGTCGCCACCGCGCGGGGTGGACACCCAGCGACGGCCAGCCACCTTGGGCCTCTGGAGTTTCCCAGCGGCTCTCACCCAGAAGGGCGCAAAGCTGGAGCATAAGCGTTCCTCCAAGGAGACCTTCGCCCCTTGCAGGGTCTGGGTCAGCCGCTCCGCGCCGGGGGTATCGAACAGCCAGCCGAACCGCTCCTGCCGCCCGATGATCTGGGCGGTGGTCGTCTCGGTCGCGAGGGCTTCCTCGGTGGTCAGGCCGTCATCCATGCGGCGCAGGAAGTGGTTCAAGATGTCCACGTTGGTGCGGACGTCCTGCATGCAGTAGTCATCCATGTCTTGGATGAACGGCATGGTGCCCCACGTATGGCCGTAGTCCTTCGGCTTGAAGTCCGCCTTCAATTGACCACCGAGCCGCAGGCCCCAGCTCTCAAGCTTGTGGGTGCCCGCCAGTCCGGCGGTGAGGAAGGACTGTGGGAGGCGTCCCTTGCGCACTGCAGCGAAGTCGAGGTCACGTAGTGTGGGGTACATCAGCTGCGACATGATCTTCGTGTCGTAGATGACGCAGTCCCGGCGAACGCGGAACGAGGGGTAGACCACGGCCAGAGCCGGGGTGTCGTACCCAACGATGTGCTGTCCGCCCAGCTGAGGGGCCTCAGACAGTCGCGCGAGGGCATCGGCTATGGTGCCGGTGCGGGGGCAAGGGACGTCGGTCGTGTTGCCGTCGGCGTCTTGGTAAAACTT